CCTGCTGAGTCGCACATAGAAATGGTTACAGCACCACCAACATTTCCAGTTGAGTAAAGCATTCCGTTAGCAAGAACTACATTTCCAACTGTAGTAACGGCAGTAGTGATGTTTGCATTTGTCTTTGCGTAACGAAATGTTGTGGTTGTCGGCACAACTGTAATTGTGTATGTTCCGTTGTAGGTGGCTGTAGCCATCCCTGCGACTATCACGCTGTCCCCAACAGAGAAACCATGAGCATAACGAGTCGTAAGTGTCACCACGTTAGATGTCAAGACGGCATTGACAATATCGTTCTCTTTTGCTTGCGTCAAGTCAAAAACTTTAAAACGGCTTACCGTAGGGTAATTGATAGCAATATAGTTTGTTAACTGTGATGCTGTTGCGATAGAAGAACTCAAAGAACCAAGATAAGTTACAGCGCGGTCAAAGTATTCGGAGTCAGTTTCCGTATCTGTTCCGACAGTTGCAACCGAAGTTATCGTCACGCCGAGAATGAACGGAGTACTAGAAACAACAGTCAGTTCAGTACCAACTGGAATGTCTGGATATGCAGACGCCTCAGAAGCAACGACAGCGGCGGTGCCAGTTGTTGAGCCTGAAGCAATTGTTAGGTCGGCGATTGTCTCATATAGGTATTGTGTCAGAACACCTTCAGCATCAAAAACATTATAGGAGAAAACAGTGCCAGCGGAAATTGTTGCGCCCGTATTGATTGACAAGGTGATTGATGCCGTTGCTGTGGATGGTGTTGCTTCGGTGCGTGAAAAGCCCATCAATTTGAGTAGACCTTCCATTAGTCCATCAGGAAGCGCGTTTATCGTATTTATCAAACTCCCAGTTGCGTGGGCGACTGCCTCTAGGAGGGCGTTTTCGATTGTTCCAACACGAGGGGTGAACTCAGGAAGTGCTGTTTGGGCATACTGAACAGAAGCGTCATAGACTTCAGTAATTGTTTTATTATTGATAGTCAGGTCAATGTATGGGGAGAAGTTTGGTGAAGCCATGTTTATGACAACCTTTCAAATCGTATTGCCAAGTTTGTTTTACCAGCATTGTCTTTCACGGTATTTACCTCTATGACCTTTATCTCGGGGATGTGCTTTGAAACTTCCTGAACAATTCTTCCTGTCTGACGATCGTCAAAAACAGGGTCAGAAGCGCCATAAAAAGTTGAAATAGGTAAAGAATTGTTTTCAATCTGTATTGCGAACCCAATTAGTGTTGCGTAGTACTCATCGGTAGTTTCATCAATTGTTTCCATCTGTGAAGAAACAGAACTGAACCGTATAGGCAAGCGAATGGTGTTCATATTTTCCCCACAATAACACCTTCGTCAAGGGAGTCGTTAAGGAAAACTACAAGCACTCGTGTTCCCACGGCAGGTAGCGTCAGTGAACCTGAGTACGCACCAGACAGGTCTGTGGTTGTATTTGACAGTGAAGCACCCGTAAGCACCGTTGTGCCTGAAACAACCGCTGAAGTGGTAGTGAGTGTCTGTTTTACAGGCGTAGTAACTGGAAATGAAAACGGTTCTAGAAACTTAAAAGGACCAAGTTGAGCCGATTGATTTAATGCAGGAATCCGAACAAAACCAGTTTTTGTAGCATCTGAGGTTGCCGTAACTACACCAATGTGAATAGACGAGAATGAGGCATTGGTCATCTGTGACGAGTCGGCACGTTGCATGCCGTCTAACCCGTCACCTCCTAGAGTTGCTGTCATAACATTCCTTACTAGCCAATCACTGTTGTTTCAGCGACTTTTGCGTCAATTTTCTTTTTATCTTCGGGGTTGATTTTTTCCAAAGTTGCAAACCTTATTTTTACAGGTTCTGGCAGTCCGTACTGATACTCAACAGATGTAATCAAATATGCTGACTTATCAAAACCCTTGATTCCGTAAACAACGACAGTCATGCCTGCTCTTATATTATACGCACTACCTATGTTCTCTTCATGTCTGTCGCCAACCCAGATATTTGCGGTACCTTCCGACTCTTTGGGACTATCCATAGATCGTCTCAACTCGGGAACATCAGTAAGGAAGAAGTTGAGTTTAGTGTCATTTGGATACTTCAAAGGAATAAAATAAAGTGGACGCTTTTCAGTCTTGCCATCCGCAGTAGTAAAGGTGAATACATCGGTTTTCTCTACTCCCCAACGCCCAAGAAGCCAATTTGGGGAACCATAAAAAAGTGTCGGAACCGCCCTGCCACCAGAGGCAGGTATCGCATACATTACGAAGCAAAGATATTGTAAATCTTTTGCTGAACGAACAAGAACATCGTAAACAGATTCCCTATTCTTGTCTTGTCTAACCTTGATGGTCGTAGTTTTGATACCTTTTGGTTCTTGACCAATAAACGCTAGACCGAACTTTTTTGCGACTTTTTGCGCATATTCGTAGGCTGTAGTTGATTTGAATGCTTCAGGCTTCCTGTCCATTTTCATTCTTTGAATTGCCTCTGTGCGAAGTTCTAATTTTATTTTAAAATAATTGCCCTCACCGTTGGATATTTCATGACTGGCAATCATGTAGTTTTCGGTCAAAGTACCATCAAAAAACTCAACGATGTTCCCGACTTGAAAATAATTGTTGTTCCACATTTCAAGTCCGTCGTCAACAAGTTCAACGGTGACCTGAGATGCACCATCAACCGTGTAGTTGACGATGATTGAAGTAACACTCTGTGCTATTTGAGCACTTAAAAGAGGGGTCTGGTCATGACCAGTAATGATAATAGTCTTATCTGTAATCACTATTTATGACAGTTTTCTATCCTGTATATCCGGGTTCGCCCGGACATATCTCTTTTTTAGCACCAATAGGATAGATACAATGCATGCCTTGCTGTCCTTTGATATTTGCGGCGCCGGTGGTGAGCGATGCTTCAGAAGCAGTACGAGATCTAGGAGGTGTTACTTTTTTCGGCTTGCATTTGGTTGGATTCTTTTTCCTGTAATCCGCGCTCGCGCATTTTGGATTTGGTCTCGTAAACTTCAAAGGAGGAATCGCGGTGATATTTATCTTAGGGTTTCTGTTCTCAACTAAACTGATTTGAACATTAGCGCTCGTAATCTTGTTTTCCTTATTTCTACGCACAACATCAATACTCATTTCTGTTATAGAAAAAAGTAATGTACTTTGTCTTTCGGCAGACATATTTCTATACACAAAAGGCGTGTAAGTAAAAATATCGTAGTTCAGCAACTGAAAAACACGGTTACTGCTTGACGCCATGGTACGCAAAGCAAACAGTTCTCTTTCAACATCTTGAACCAACCCATCACCCGGATACGCAATCAAGGCAGTGAAATCAATCGTCATCAAGTTGTGGCTTTTGAATGCAACAATAGGGGTGGTGCCCGGTCGTGCTATCTGAACCATTTCGTCAGAAAGTTTCCCAACCTTAATTTCTCTAGGACTGTAAGGGAAAACAAAATCTCTATCTGTTTCATTACTACCAGTGGTCATTCTTAAAATAAGAGGTAAGGCACCACCTATAGTAGCGCTCATACGGTCAGCCTCTGGTGTTGGGTCTTTCATTCTTACCCAAACAGTAACTGTGTTAGCCATAATTATTTCCTAGTCACTTTCTTTCTACACCAATGGAGGCTGTAGCGCCTCGTTCTTTTGCATCGCGAAGCCCCTTGGCGACAGCAGCCTCAATTTGTTGAATAGTGCTTCTATCAAGAACAGAAGCGTTCACTGTTGTGTTCACATAACTTGGTGCTACTACTGTGGCAGGAGGGACAGCCCCTACTCCAAGAGCGCCTGCACCTGCACCCTGTAATCCCGGTTGAGCAAACACGGAAGCAGTTCCCAAACCGGGCATCTGTTTAGGCGTTGCGCGCGCTGATGCTTCTTGTGCTTTCTGTAGGTTTGCAAGGAAGTATGCGCCGTTTGGACCAGTCATTGTTTCAATAGCAAGTTGATTTAACTTAGTTGGGTCAATTTTTCCATCTTTACCCATAACCGATGCTGGTACACCAGCAGAACCGCCAAGCAAATCAGCGAGTCCTGTTTCACCTATAGAGGCTATTACATTTTTGATTACACCCGCAGGGTCAGCACCAGCCGCTTTCAATTCTCCTCGCAAACTTGCTTTTACTTCATCGGAGAGACCACTTAAACCGCCACCTTCACCAAGTTGACTCTCCAAAGCAGTATAAGCATTTGCCAATCCGCCAGTATCACCAAATTTAGACACGTTGAAGTTGATTAGATTTTTTAGAAAATCCTGCTGTGTCTCAAGACTCGTTTGACCACCCTTGAGTCTTAACTCAGAAGCGTCTACCAACTTGGATTGCTCTCGTGCCTGCTGTTGCTTATCAAAGTAACTCGTCGCCTCGGAAACAGCAAATGAACCTATGTTTGACCAAGCAACTTTAATTAATCGTGCTTTTTCTTCAGCGGTCTTTCCTACAAGATTCAAAATCTCACGGAAGTTAAGCATCTTGTCTTTTAGGTCTATGCCAGCCTTTTCAGCCAGTTTATTCAAAGCCTCTGCACCTACACCAAAATATTTTTCAGAGATGGCAACAGTTCCCGTATAGTTATCAATTTGAGTATTTAGTTTTGCGAACTGTTCATTGTATTTTGCCAGAGCCTGCTGAGCATATGCCGCATCTCCGCCCGTCTCGATTAGTTCCTTTTGACCTTTCATTAAGTTTTCGCGGGCGATTAACAAGTCGTCAACATTGCCACCCTCAAAAGCAGCCTCAACAGATGAAGTGAAATCTTCTTCCAACGTTTCTGCTGCGCTTCTAATATTTTTGCGTTGTTTACCAGCCTTGAGATATCCAGTAATACCGCCTACAACTCCACCGACAGCAGCCATTGCCGCAACTGAAAGCCCTGCCGTGAACGGAGCAAAAATTGCACCCACCGCAGCACCAGCGGCGGCTCCTCCTGCTGCGCCAACAAGCGCAGAACCTGCTCGTGATTTGACAGAATCGTCCTTGAAAAATCTTTCAGAGGTGTAACTTGAAACACCGTAAGCAGCGGTAGCCGCCGCAAGAGGAGCGACAGCCTTATTTCCCAAACCAAGCATTTTCGCTCCGCCAGCGACTTGTGCAGTAAGACCGGCAGTTTTCATAGCGGCACCACCTGCTTTGTTAAATCCTCCTGCTTCGTCACCTTTTCCATAAAGGTACGAACCGCCCGCCATCGCAGCCATGCCCCCTAAACCAGACAGACCACCAATGGCGTTGAAAGCACCCTTTGCGCCTGAAGCAATATTGGAACCATACATTCCAAATTGTCTACCACCAGCAATTCCAGCGGCTTTTAATCTTCCACCTAGATTTGCGCCACCACGACCAGCACCCATGAATGCGTTTTTTGTTCTTCCAAAAAGACCCATACCAGAACTACCAGCAGGGCGAGGACCTCCGCGACCCATCGGACCACCGCCAGCGCCACCACCACCCATGGGGGAACCGTTCACATTAACTACTCGGGCGTTCACAGTCATTGAGTTCTTCATGTTTTTGCCAAACATAGCCCCAAGCGTCTTAAAAAAACGTGTTGCAATAGTGAACAAAGAATAGAGTGCAACTACAGAAACAATTCCACCAGCAACCTTGCCCAAAGGTCCAAGTTTTGACAAAGTCTTAGCGATAGATGACGCAGCCTGAGCAAAGGCACCTAGACCTTTAAAGAACATCTCAACACCCTTGAGAAGCAAAGTCAAAACAGGCAATGCATCAATAAACAGTTTCCTGATTTCGTTACCGTATTTACCTATAGAAGTAAGAACGCCTGCTATTGCATTTGCAAAAGATTCAATAGCAGGACCGTTACCGCTGATAGTGTTGGAGAGGCTTTCCATACTGTCAGAGAAACTTTGACCGAGTGTATTGAACAGCGGTTTGAAGAAGTAATCATTAATCATTGTTCCAGCGGCTTGAAACTGTCTCATCCAATCTTGCATAGCGTCAAAAGCGTTAGCAATACTGTTGAATGAATTACCAAAAAATTCAAACAGGTCAGGCGATGTGCCCAAATACTTAGTCATAACGACTATGAGTTTGTCTGACGCTTTCTGCACCATGTCCATGAAAGAGCCCATTTTTCCAGCGGCATCGAAATCATTAAGAACATAAGCAAGACGAGCAATCGTTGTTTGAATAATTCCCTGCAAACGGACTATCGCACCGCCTGTCTCAGAAAGGTACTCACCACCCAAGTCAGTTAACTGACCCTTGATTGCAGAGATAGCCTGCTTGAAACGCCCCATGACCGTATTGTTCAAAGCATCTAAAGTTCCTGCATACTTTGTTGCAAAAGTTTCACCAAGTTTTCCTTCAGCCGCTGCTTTCAAAAACTCATCACTAGTTTTAACACCTAGAGCACTAGCCTCTTTCACGATTTTTTCAAAGTCTGGTCCTAGTGCTTTGGCGGCTTCAGCACCACCAGCAAGTGTGCCTTTTTTCTGTACGGCGGCTAAGAAGTCAGCGAGTTTCTTAGTATTGCCCTCTATGTCGCCACCCTGACCAGCGACATAATCTGTCAATGTTGTGAAGGCACCAACAGTTTCACCAGTAACTGGTTTCACCTTGCTTAAAGTGGTAAAAGCCGACTGTAGACCTTTGGCACCAATAATCGCCAACTGTGTATTGTCGGTAAACATTGACATTGCTTGTCCAGCGGCAACAAAACGGTCAGTTGACGACTGTGTTCCATTAGCGTATTGAGGAGAAATTTGAACAGCGGCAAATTCTTTCTGGGCAGCCAATAAAGTAGTAATAGCAACAAATGCGAGACCAACTGCGGACGCCATTGAAGACATCGCCGCCCTGTACATTTTGATGAAATATGTTCCTGCTTGAAAAGCCAAGGAAATTCCGCTCAAAGCACCAGCCAATAACGGCAAAGAAATCATTGATAGTTTGTTGACTATCTTGAGTAAAGCACCGTAGGATGCAATTGCCTTACCTGCGTCACCACGGAAGTCAAAAACCTGTCCAGCGAAACCTGCGTAACGACCCCTGTTTCCCCCACCACTTCCTCTTACGCCGGGTGCACGAGGAGTGCGATTGTTTCCGCCTCCACCGCCGCCTCCGCCTCCGCTTCCACCGCCACCTCCGCCGCGAGGTTCACGGTCGCGTTCACGGTTGTAGCGTTTTTGTGCGTTGGTTAAGCGTTCAAGGGCTTCACGGGTAGCCTCTATCGTCGCAATATCAGAGTTGACCTCAATGTCAATTACTACGCGCTCGGCTGCCATCTATCCGTCTCCGTTTTAAGGGTTAGGGAGTATGAGCGCTCCAGCAAAAACCGACTACTTATTTCGTCGCATTTCCGCTTCCTGTTTTTCTCTATCCGTCTGTATAACTTTAGCACACGCAAGCCGAATAACCCATTCTTCATTAGTGCTATTCAGTAGTTGTATGGGATCAGTTTTGAAGAGGTCGCCAAGCCTCGCCGCAAGAACGATGCGGAAGTCGTCCGTTAACTCTCGGAAGACCTCTTCGTAGGGTCCACTGCATCAACCGTATCTCCGTAGCCAGCCGCTTCAATAATTGCAACAGCCGCGGCTTCAATGTGTGGTTCAAGACCAAAGAAAGCCAAAACACAATCAGGATGAGGACGAGTCGTGTTTGTCATTGCCATGATTTCAGGTGAAGCGAAAGTTAACTCAACACCACCTTCATCAGTAACGACAGTATCGTTCACGATGATTCCTGTTGTCGTGGCGGCAATCAGGTTTGCAGAGAACTTGAGTGTATCCATGCCTGATTTGCGCTCTTCGCCAGCGTTACGACGCCAAGCCTTTAGTTGGTTCTGCGAGATATTTGGCGAAATTCGCACTTGAACGCCGGGTCGCTCTGGAACATTGATATAAACATCAGGACGACGAACTTTGTCCTGAATGATTTTCTTCAGCGAGGCAAGAACATTGTCATTGTCGCGAATGTCATCATTATATGCGGTTCGTGGAGCAATGGTCGGGGATTCCGAAATTCCACTGTCTTCTGAGTTGAAATGGATGTTTGTCATATCCGAGACACTAACACGACATCAATATCAAAAATGCAACCCCGTAAAATACGGTTCTGCAAATACAGTTATTAAGCGGTTTGAGGAGTGTTGCCCACGGAAACAGTTGAAACACTGAATGTAAGGGCGAAAGTAGCAGGAGTTCCTGAGGTTGCGTCACCATCTGGTTCAGTCAAACCAACGAGCAATGCCTTTGTGTACTGACGGTCAGCACCCGGAACAGCAATGTCACAGTCAAAGACATGGACATCAATGTCGTAGCGTACGCGTCCGACTACTTGGCGCAAAGCCTGAATTTTCTGCATGAAAGCCGAATCAGTAGACACATAACCAGTTAAGGTAATGTCACCAATTTCCATCGGAGCACAGAGTGTTTCCGAGAACAAGTCACCACCGTGGTAAACCTTTTCTACCGAGGCAGTAATTTCTCCACCAGAAATCTGTGTGAAATAGTCTGGAAAGGTAGGGAGGTTTGAAGTGGTTTCAGTTGGCGAAATCTTGCCAACGATTTGTCGTTGCGTAGCAAGATTCTTGAAAAGTGTTGGACGAGCCATTTATTCCTCCGTTATGCCAAAGCAGTTGTTAGATTTGACTTGATAAGATCAACTTCGATTTTGTCACCAACAGTTGAGCAACGAACACCAATTCGTGCCTGTACTGTTCCTGTTTCAAGTGTGGCAACAGGGTTCAAAGAAGAATCGCATTTGATTGTATATCCGTAGTCAACACGACGACCAGTCGCGTCAAATCCTTCGTACAAACCGCCACCAATTCGGATCGGTTCAAGAACTGATTGAATTGAGTTGATGATGTTTGCAAACAATGTTGAACGACCATCAATTGTTGAGAATACGAGGTCTTCCAAACGACCATTTGCCTGAGTCACGATGTAGTTAATCGTGTCACGAGCGGTGATGAAACGCCACTGTGCGACAACGGTTGAGTGCGAACGAGCACCATAGATGCGGACACGACCATTGATAAGACGAATTGGGTTCACATAAGCCGCATCCATCAGGTCGCCTTCTGAGCGACTCACAGGGAGAGTCAAACCTGAAACAAACTTTGCCTCTGATGCAATACCTGCGTAAGCCTTCCATGGACCAGTTGAGTTATGTGTACGGGAACGAACAGCCGCTACATATGCTTCTGGTGGGATGTCCACAGTTACGGTGTTGTTAGGAATCTGAACCCAAGGATGGTAGAAAGCCATGTATTCGTGGGAAGTTGTTCCTGTGTATCCAGTTGATGCTGAACGAGCATCAGAAAGAGAAGCAGTTGACACAAAGCCACACAACGCAATTCGGTTGTACAAAGCGGCATGTGTGCGGAGCGCATCGTAAAGAGCCGCATCGCTTGAGCCTGTTGCAACACCCGGTGCGGCTACAGCACCAGCACCAAGTTCTTCAGTGAAGAGTGCAATTGCGCTGATGAAGTCTGATTTTGCTACAGTTCCATCTGAACCGTTTGAAGGCGATGTCGCGGCGGCTGTTGCTAATAGTTGTGATGCCACTGCCGATGCAGTTAGTGCCGCTGTGAAGTAATACCGTGCTGTTGTGCTTGCGTTTACTGCGGTAATGCACTCCGTAAGGGTTGTAAAACCAGTTCCCGAGAAGACCGTTGTTCCACTGTAGGTAACAGTTAGGTCAAATGATGTGGTGTTGTTTGTTGCAACGAACGAAAGGTTGTTCGCCCAAGCACCTTTACCAACCGCACTGAAAGTAATTCCAGGACCCGATGATGTTGCAGTGGTGAGTGCTTTTGTTCCAACTACACCAGCAGCAGCGGTGACACGAACGAAATACATGTTCACTCCGCCCTCTTCAAAGAATGTCTTTGTTGAATACCATGAGTACGAGCCTGTTACATGGGCACCAAACTTGGTTTCAAAGTCTTCAAGCGAGGTCACCTGTGTTGCCACGGTGTTGGTTCCGCGCTCGGAAGTGCCAAGAAGGAAGAACGTAGCCGCAGGGGCGGTTCCGGTATTGATTGCGCCTGTGCGAACTGCGGTTGTAATTGTTACGCCAGCCATCTAGCACCCTCCATTTGGGTCGAAGAAATTTCTTTAAAACGAGTATACATTACTTAAACAGTCTCAACTGAAACATCATTATCTGACGGCTCAATTTTGCTGTCATCATTTTTATTAACTGTTTCATCCGCAACAGGTTGATCTTCTGTGTTGGTGGATGACGGGTTCGTTACGGTTGAAGACCGCTTTTTTTTTGCGTTTTCAGTAGGTGTAACGGTTTCCGAGGAACTCAAAGTGGTTTCTCCCTCAACAAGGATGAGTAAACCCTTTTCAATCAAGGAAATAATCTCAGGGGTTTCTTCAACCCAAGCGGTTGTTTCACCAATCAGAAGGTGACCTTCTGTGCTTACATCCAAATATCCCTTTGTGGCATTCCATACTTTTAGCAAGCCAGACGCATTTGTTCCGTCATAAATTGGTTCCATTAGTATTCCTCCGTCGTACTGCGCATGTTGTAACTATCTATGTCGTAGCCAGTTATGGCGGCGATTTGGTCTCGGTATATAACTTCGTTCAATATTAAATCATAGCCTAAATATGCCCCCGCTAATACGCGGTCACCTTTAATTAGTGTTAGGTCAGAAAACTCCTCACGCATTGATGATTCATCAATATTCACGTCGGCATCATATGTACTGTCATACCTTGTCAGACAAGGTCTATCCATAAGCGCTGAACGAACAACTGTCGTCAACCTATCTCGCATAAGTGTGACCGCTTCAGAACCCTCTGTTTTAGCCCAAATATAAGTTCGCATACTGTATGTCACGCGATAGAGAGGGTCGCCCTGTCTGCCTTGCATCATTCGCTCAAACGGAGAAGTCGCTATACAGACCGTGATAATTGTCGGCCAGTGGTCAAGGGCAATTGGTTCGTAAGTCAAGAAAAATTCGGGCGTAGGCAACTCTTTGGAGTCAAGGTTCCATCCAGAACGATAACGATTTATCCTGCTAGGCAAATCACCAGTCAAATATTGGTTTACATAGTATTTAGCCCATTGAGCACCATGCATGAGGTCAGTTACTGGTGTGGTCACAATTAATCCTTAAACGCCCAAACTACCATTGACAACATGTCTCGCCGACAGTACGGCTAAACGCTCAGCAAAACCAGCAGGTTCATAAACAAGTTTACGCTTTGCCATCTTTGTCGTTCCATACTGATGGAACTTCGCGTACTCAACATCTGTGCCGAAAGTTGCTTTTATGAAACCAATAGAGTTAACAGGACCGTCAAGACTACGAAGGGAATTAAAAAGTTTCCCGCTTCTCACCATTGTTGGTCTGCCCGGGAAATTCACTGCCTTCCAAGCCGAATATGCAGGACTGAGAGGAGACCAACCTCCAACGGGGAGACCGTTTGAGGTGAAGTTCGCGGCGTTCATTAAGCCAAGTTCTCTTTTAGCCCACCTGAAAACAGTTTTGAAATCCAAAGAACGACGTTCCATGCTTTTCATTAACTTAATTGCGGCGCGAGCGTCAACCTTTATTGTTATTTTCAAGTTAGAAGCCATCGGCTAGGAAATCCTGTTTCTGCGATAACGCTTAACAGCATTCAATTCCTTTTCTAAGAAACCTGTTTCCATTAACGCAACTTCACGAGCACCCAAGTCCTTGATACCAACAACATCGTCATGCATGTTCTGAACTTCACGAGCAGCCGCTCTGAGTATCATGAGTTTGAACATGGGTGTATTTCCACCAGCGAGACCAGCGGTGTAGGTGACGGTTACGACGTCGTTGGCAAAACCACGATAAAAGTCAATTCCAAACTTTCTTACGGTGTAATCAACGCCTGATGCGACTGCCGTGCCAGTTTGGGCAAAGGTTCCCGCAGTAAGTCCACTCTGAGTCACTGTAAAGGTGTTGGTAGCAACAGAAGTAATAACGTTGGACGCAAGGTTTAAAGCAGAAGTGCTCAAACCAGTCACCGCAATGTTTTGCCCAACAGTAAAACCGTGGCTAGCAGCGGTATATGTAACTGTTGTGCCTGCGACAGTTACCGAAGTGACCGTTGCCGTTCTTTTGATGGCTTCCCCGAGAACACGGTTTGTTTCTGAAAGGTTCGTCACAGTGACGCTCTGAACGGAAACAACTGGTGAGTTAAGAAGGTAAACCGTTGGTGGCGGTGTTCCGTAAGTGATGAGCCCGACAGGGTCTATATCTGAAGCCTGATAGAAATCATTAAAAATGGTTGAGCCCATAGGTAAACCCGTATGGTCTGATTCAAGGACATATTTTTCCGTAAAAGAAGCAACCTCTATAGGTCGGCGAAGAAATGTTTCAAGTTCGCTTTGAAGTCCGTCAAGCACAAATTGAGCAGCATCTTCTTGTCTGTTGGAAAAACTAATGTCCATGTAAGTCTTTAGATCGGAAACCGTCACCAAAGCCATTGGCTACCTCCGATTATCGGCTACGACGAGTTCGGCGTCTTTCGAGCCTGTCAGCAATTCCTCTTGCGGCACGGGCAAGAGCGCCACGAACACCACCACGACGACGAGCATTTCCACCAGTACCACGAGGGGTTACCGTACGAGGATTGCCTGCATTACGACCCGCACGACCTGCACCTCTTGCTGTTCGCTCGGCGGCTCGTCCACGACGGGCTGCGTTACCCGCTCCTGCTACAGCGCCACGGCGTTGCCGTCTAGCGGCATTGAGTTCAGCCTGACGACGACGATAATAACGAGCATTTCCGGGAACATTACGACCACCTACTCGGCGAGGACGACGGACAAAACGAGCACGTCGAACAACATCGCCAGCACTATCCACATCTGTGCGGAATTCAACATCTTCAGTCGTTCTTGGTCGTGGCATCAGTAATCTCCTGAAAGGGGTACTTGGAATTTTACCACATACTGACTATTTGTATTCCCTAACGGTCGGCGTTTGGAGGGCGTTCAATCAAAACAGTGTCCTCAACAACGGGTTTTGGTACCTCAATCGGAACCCAAGCACGAGAATATTCGTATTTCTGCCAATTTTTCTTCTTTAAAAGACCGTCTGACAAGAGCAAATCAACCTCGTCATCATGCATCAAGAACAGGTTTCCCAAATCGTCTTCTTCATATCTACCTGAAGCAACAATTCTTTTCACTAATTTACTCAGACCGTACGAATTGACGGAACCACGCGCCCTATTTAGACGAACATGCATCACCATCGCTTCAATTTCGTCAACATCCTGATAAATGACAGGAATCTTGTCGCCGTGCTTTTTTAAAAACTTTTCGTCGTCTATGGATATTAGATATCTCTGATAGCCGTCAATAATTGTTTTATCTGAGAGCCTGACAACTAGTGGCTGTAGCCAACCATGTTCAATTAGAGAAAGTTTAAGAAGCATTTTCTCTGGTCTTAAAATGCTTGTAGAACCCCACTTAGGGATTTTTAAGACTTTATTTTTAACTTCAGTTAATTCCATAAATTCTCCTCATGTTAGTAATCCTCGCCAGCCTCTATCGCCTTCAAACGCATCGTATGTGCCCTCGTTTTCGGTCCGACAGGAGTTGGTGTTGACTGATGAAATTCGTTTAACAAGAGCGTTCTAATCAAGTATTCAAGAGGGAAACCAAATGGGTCTACTGCTCTTTTTTTTCTGAAAGCAGAAGCGAACTTCAATGCATCCAATCGCATTCCGGGTGTCAGCATGTGGTCATCAATACATTGAGATACACCATCCCAACCCATAGACGAATAGTTCAGAATCAAACTCTCAATATCAAAGTCAGCCCAATATCTCCGTTGAGCATCAATTTGAGGAAAACAGCGAACTAACTGGTCGTAAAACTCTGGCTCAGTAGCAACGACATCGCCAATGCGTCTAATTGCAACAGAATGTAAAGGAATTCCAACACGACTGTTGCTACCTGTCAATTCTGCCAAATCATAATATTCGCAATATTCAGCCTTGTGTTCATCAATGATGAACTTCATGACATCTTCGGTTGTCCAGTCATAAATGACTTTGGCAAATTTAAGAGGTATTGATTTCTGTAAAAGAAAAGGTGAAACAATGTAGTTTTCATGAAGTTTCTGTACGCACGACCTGTATCTGACCATTGACTCGTTGGCACGGACACCCATAACGAATGCGGTTCTACCCTTCTTGCCCTGCATCGTGTAGTAGTCAACAAGATTAGGACAGGGTTTTGACGGGTCTAAACCAAAGTGTTCCGCCTTGATAGCCCACTCAGGCATTTCACGAACTAAACGACCTTCAGCCTTTCTTTGTGGAGACCAAAGCAAAACATACTCACGCCGACCTAGAACCCATATTTCTTGACCTGATGGAAGGCAATACCATTCCATGTCAACCCAATCATAATTCCTGACTTTTTCAACAAAGGAAACAACTGTAGGGCTAACCATTTCTTCGTCACGAAAAATAACTTTTACTTTTCCGAGATTTCGCTCTTCGTGGATTTCTTTTGCAAGGTAGATAATCGCTGTACTGTCTTTACCACCAGAAAATTGGTAGCAAACAGTGTCAAAGGTGTCGTACACATGACGCAACCGTTCACGAGCGGCGTCAACACAAGAAATGTCAAGAAATAGTCTTTGCCTAGTCACTATTGTACTTAATCTTCAAAATCACCGAAGACATTATCTTGGGTTAATCCTTCAAATTCCCACCTGCCGTCAAGCGTTGCGTAGAGAGCCTCGTCAATGCGGGTAGTTTCCATTTCGAAGTCTTCCATGAGTGACCACCATTTGCGGATAGCCCTACGGTAAAAGTCTTCTGCATTTTGCGAAGAACCATCGCTAGGGGACAAAGCGTTGAATCTTGATACTTCATCAAGTTTCGCTTTGACAAAAAAATCAAATCTTTCAATTTTTGACCTACGAGCAGTGAAATTGGCTGATGTTTCAGCAATTAGGGCGGTTCCTTCTTCACCCAAATGTTCAAATTCTTTGAGTTTTAATGTCTCGTAGGAATTAATTTGTTTTATCTGTTCCTGAAGATTTGAATCTAGGTACTCAAGAGCCCTTCTCCATCTTGTGATGTTTTCAGGCAACTGAAGATATTTTTTTTGGGCTTCGGTTGATTTATTTTTTACATCGTCAGCAACTAGGCGTGCGAATGATTCGTCGTTCATTTCTTCTTCTTACTCCATGCAGGGCATATAGGTTTATAGTGGCACCATCCACACAAGACTCCGACCTTGGTTTCAAAGACCTCGGTTTCACATCTTGCATCTATGGCATTTCTTGTCTCAACTAACATGTTAGTTATTCTTGTAACATCTTCTTTTGTCGGGTTTTTGGTCAATTTAACGCTATCTTTGATGTACAGCAATTCCAATGTCCCAATATCTTTGTCTTCTATCTCTGACAAAATAATCGCATAAATTAAGAGTTGGTCAAATTTGTCGTCACGGAATCGTGGCTGAGGAACCTTGCCAGTCTTGTAATCGCCAATGTTTATCTTGCCGTCAGCAACAGCCCACCTATCAATAAAGCCTTTTATCTTCACACCGCTTACAGCATGATTAAGTTCGGTTTCAATTCCATCAAATTCAATGGTCTGCGATGATTCCATACCCATAAGGTTCTCTACGCAGTAACGCGCACGCAACCTAAACTGAGAAATGCTTTCTGTTTTACCGTGGTAGATATCCACAACATCTTGGGCGTAATCTTCCCATATGTTTCTGAAAAGTGTTCTTGCGCTCAAAACATTTCGCTCACTTGCGTCAAGGCGATAAAATTCCTCAAGGATGGAGTGAACATAATTACCTAGAAGCGTGTGTTCTGTTGGCGGTTCCTTGATTCCATCAATTCGGGAAAGTTTGTACTTCAACGGACATTGATGAAATGTGCCTATGGAACTTGGTGAAAGATATTCGGGAGCGGTAAGCAAATTAGTCAAGGTCTCTGCGAGAAGGCATTTCAGTACTCTTCTGCTTTTTGACAGGAGGTTTTTCCACGACTGTCGCGCCGGGGAAACTGTACGAAACAATTTCAGCAATCAAGATGTCAAGTTCTTCTTCTGTGAACTCTGATGGCTTTGGAACTGGTCGTCCACCACCATAATGACCCCAAAAATCTTTAATCTTTGCTTTGTATTCGTCATTTCCCTCAAGTAGAGACTTGAACTGTGTGTACTTTGGAGAAACGGTAGGAGCAGGAAGAGCAACTGGTGCGTCAAGTACCTGCTCAATTTCCATTGCTTCATAAGACCGTGCAAGATACAAACCGATACCAAGTGTTTGAACCGCTTTCTTCAAAGCGTCTGAAACGGCACCCTTGACTTCGTCTCCAATGTCAACAGGCTCTCCCTGTTTGGTCAACTTGATTTTCTGCCCGCCGACACCTTCTCTAGTGACAGTATTTCCCAAAATGGTTGCTGTTACTGATACATGAGCAACGATTGATGTTCCTACCTGTTCCCAACCTTTGACAATGAAAGACCAGTTTTCTACACCGATGATTTTATTCATCCGAGTAATAACTTCACTAATAGGGATATAGACCAAACTTGCACCACCTTTATTGAGGCGCTTCTCCATCTCGGGGGGAAATTGTTCGGTTAGTTGTTGGTAAATATCGTTCATTAGATTTTTTCCTTTCGCACGATAATGCTTGTTTTTAGTTCTCCGACTTCACAGAACTGGTCTGCGTTTATGCCTAGTTTTGACAACTCTTTAACACGCCAATAAGAGGGCTGAACATAATCAAGAAGTTTCATGGCAATTTCTTCATCAGACATTGTCACTTCACCCGTATCCATGTCAACGGAAAGGTCACGCAATCTACGCAAGACTTCAGAAGCAATATCTTCGTGTCTCCATCCCTTGCGGTCAAATGCAGACTTCTTTTCAATCAATTGACCATTAGAAGACTGATACTCGGAAAGTTCAATTTTCTCAGCAAAAAGATTGGAAAACTGGGTAAATATAGACGAAATGTCGCCCTTTATGGCGTGAAGCAAAACAAGTGTGTCGCACCATAATTGCTCATCATCCTGCTCTAGGTTCTGTAAAGCCTTATCGCCAATGGCAATCATTGCTTTACGGAATTCAATAAGTTCTAATAGGTCTTTGGATTCCACATTTCCTCTTTCAGGAACTAGGTTTAGTTCACACGATGATAACGGCTTTCTTTCGTTGAGGCAACCCCAATCCAGTCAAAAATGTGAAGGCTCCGACGGCAGAGTCAACTTGGTCGTCATGAGTGCAAGCCTCTGGGAAAGACGAAACTTCGTCCAACCAATCGGTAATCCATTTTCCTCTCACTAAGCGAACATTGCCGTTAGCAACAGCGGCTGCGAATGGTCTCGCTCTTGTTTCCTTGTCTCCAGATGAACGGATACCCTGTAAATCCCAACCCGGCACTACATATCGTGCATATTGGTCAATAAGTGCCTTACCTGAAGAGCCCGGCTCTTGCTCCATACGGATAGTTACACCTTTTCCGTCCTCTTGGGCTGTTTGATGGATAAATGCTTCAACTTTGTCTGATTTCGCTCTTATTTTACGAACATCCATGATGTAGGCGATTCCTTGGTCAAAAAGCATCAAGGTTCCTACCGTCCAGTCAGGGTCGGTATTTCCTGAATGAGGCTCCGTTGCCGCCAAGTCCCAATATCTGACTGCTCTAGCGCTACTTGTGATTTCGGGAACATCCGAACCGTCAATGATAGGGAAATCGGTTCTATCAAACAATGTTCCAAGAGTGGTTGCCCACCAGTCGCCCATTTCAAGCCTTCTGCGCTCTACAGGGTCAAGAACAGATAACGCCTGACGGTACGATTCTGCGTCAATTCCGGGGTTGTCAGTTAAAAATGATGGTACAAAAAATCTCTGCTCATTTTTGCCTTCAACAATAAATCGCTGTCTAACCCAATTAGGGGCAGGGTTGGAGGCTGAACGCATCCTCAAAGGGACTTTGGACAAAGGTCCACTCGCAGGACGGCGGAGACGGGAGAACATGTATCTGTAGTCCGATTCGCGGATTTCGGTTACCTCATCCATGCCTATAAATTGAAATTCAGAACCTTTATAACGTAGGTAATCATTAGTATTATTTAAATATCCAAATGAAACTCGTGCACCTGACGGGAAAGTAGCGACATAACTGTTGGCGTTCCAATGAACATCGTCATACGCCGACACCCAAGTACGGAAACGATCCATGAGTGCACCCGGCAGGGAAAGGTCGGCATAGGTGCGACGGAAAAGAATCGCTGAATAGTTTGGAACATCCACATACTGCAAAGCCGCCATTAGTAAAGCACTGCTTTTGCCTCCACCTGCGGCACCACCGAACAGACCCTCAAGCGAGTAACTACGCAAGAAAACTTTCTGCGTCAGAGAAGCCTCTTCAGGGCAGAAGAGTGACTCCTTCGGTTGGAGGTAATCATAAATTTTATCCCAGTCAGCCATCAGTCCTCGTAAATATCGGTACATACATAATGTAGTATTAAAGAGGTCTCTCATTTGCTAAGGTGATGGTCTCAATGGACATTTTCCGAAAATTTAAATATTCCCTTACCCGCCCCAACCTTGCAAACTGTTTGATGGTTTTATTCGTCACAGGAATTTCGATAGGTACGGGTCTCATTTTCCCACCAGCAGGCATAATTGCCTTCGGAGTAACCTGTGGAATCTATGGTTACCTGTTGGGATCTGAATAATGGCTTGGAATAGCGACAACAATAAAGATCTAAGAAACAGTGCTGAAAAAGCAATGTCCAACCCCGGTGCTCCTGTCGCTTTTGACATGGGACGAGTTGGTAAACCATATAAAGATGGATGGGATATTGACCGCGCATACCGAGAAGGTATGCAAAAAGTTACTTGGGTATTCCGTTGCATAGACGCAATTGCAGGAAACCAAGCACGACTTCCTGTCATTCTGCGAAAAGGTAACGACCAGCGCGGAGAACAAACAAAAGACAACGAATCGCTACTTGAGATTTTCAATTCAAAGTCAAACGACGGTGAAAACTCTTTCGCTTTCAGATACAGAATTTCTGCTCAATTGTTGATGAGCACGCGAGGCGTATTTATTGAAAAGGTTCGCTCCCGAGACGGAAAAATAATTGCGTTGCAACTTCTTCCGCCACAGTACACAGCACCAATTCCTGACAGCAAGAAATTTGTTCAAGGCTTTGAAGTTGACATGCGCAACGGAACGAAGTTTGTCCTAAAGCCAGAAGATGTTTGTTGGATAAGACGCCCACACCCATTAGACCCGTATCTCTCAATGACTCCTATGGAATCCGCTGGTATTGCAATTGAATTAGAGAACTTGTCTAAACTCTATAACCGTAACTACCTCATCAATGATGGTCGTCCGGGTGGACTACTTGTGGTTCGTGGTGACATGGAAGACGATGACAAGCAGGAACTGAAGAACCGATTCCGTGGAAACCTTTCTCGTGCTGGCTCGACAACCGTCCTTGCTTCATCAGATGGAGTTGACTACATAGATACTTCTGCTTCACCAAGAGATGCCGCGTACACCCAAATGCGTGAACTTCAAAAGAACGAAATCTTTGCGGCTTTTGGTGTTCCTGAGTCGGTCATTGGTAACGCATCAGGAAGAACATTCTCAAATGCGTCAGAAGAGTTGCGTGTCTTTTGGATGGAGACAATGGCTCCTCATCTTCATACTCTTGCGCGAGCATTTGATGAACTTGACGAAAAGTATTATGTTGATTTTGATACGGAAGACATTCCCATTCTCATTCTTGCAAAGCAGGAACGCGAACGCTATGTGATGGACGAATTCCAACAAGGTCTTATCAGTCTCAACGAATACAGAACCGCCACAGGTCGCAAGAAGGTTGAATCTGAACTTGCAGACAGTCTTCTGTCCAATCCGAACCTCACCCCTATTGCCAACACTGAGAAGGCTTTCAAGCCTGAAGAACAACAGCCTGTTGATATGGCTGGTGTTGACCCGAATGCCATGCCTCAAGGCTTACCTCCACAGGAAGGCGCAATGCAGGTTCCACCTCCTGCGCCACCAACAGAGATACAGATTCCTGACACTCAAGCAGGGGTCGCTCCTGAAACAGCAACACTGACACCTGACCAACAGTTATCAGAGTTTGAAAAGATTCAGCAAGAAATGCAGTTGAAGTTCGTACAGGAACTTGAAACTAAAGCAGACGCAGATACCGACAGATGGACTGAAATACTTGACCGTGCTCTTGAGCGTGTGTTTGAAAGACAACAGCGTGTTGTTATGGAGAAGGCTTTTGGAAAGCGTGGACTAAAAGCGTTATCCACGGGAATTCTTACCGTAGATATGGTTTTTGACCAAGAGGTTTGGAACAAACAACTTGCCGACGACCTAGAACCAATCATTTTGGCAATCTATACAGAGGCTAAAGAATATGTTGCTTCTAGGACAAGTAGCAATGTGGTCATGGAACCACAAGAAGTTGAAAAACTCGCCCAACAGCAGGTTGAGAGAATGCAAATGGCTAATGCTTCTACCGCCGAAGAAATTGGAGCGGCTATAGCCGTTGCGTTGATGGAAGAAAGCGAAGAAGAGCGTTCTGTTCTTCTGCGTCTTGCGCTAATAGCAATTTTCCTCAAACTTCTTTCCAAACGTCGCAGGGATATTGCTGAACATGAGGCTCAGGCTTCATACAACGGCGGAGTGTTCTTGGCTGGTAAAGAAAACAATGTTGGCTTGACGAAGACTTGGATTACACGAAAAGATTCCCGCGTTCGCAGTACTCATAAGACATTAGAGGGCAATACGGTTGATTTTAGTGACGGATTCTTGGTTGACGGTACGGTTTTGCGCTTTCCGGGTGACCCTTTAGCACCACCTGCTCTCACATTTAACTGTCGTTGCCGTTTGCGTTTCGGCTTCAATAAAGAGTAGTTTCAGTAAAACAAGCCCATTATACTTAAAGTGTTCCTTTTTTGGGGCTCCAAATAGTTTATTGTTAAATAAACAACTTTTCATCGGAGCACCATGCCAAACACCGCAGTAGATTCTCAGCAATACAAAGCACTCCAAGGTCAATTCAATATTGACGAAGCGCTTGGTGTCGTTGAATGCTTCGTTGCAGGCATTGGGAACAAGGACAGCGTTGGCGACATCATCGTGCCGGGCGCATTCACCGAGAGCCTTAAAAGGCGTAAACCTCGCGTCGTTTGGGGTCACAACTGGAATGAACCAATCGGAAAAGTACTTGAAATGTACGAAGTTCCACCGTCTGACCCACGACTTCCAATCAAAATGCGTGCCGCTGGCATTGGTGGACTTTACGCAAAAGTTCAATTTAACCTTAAATCCGAGCGAGGACGTCAGGCTTTCGCAGATGTTGCCTTCTTTGGCGAAGAGCAAGAGTGGTCAATTGGCTACAAAACCCTTGATGCAGATTTTGACCCACAACGCCAAGCAAATGTCCTCAAAAAAGTTGAACTATATGAGGCAAGTCCTGTTCTTCACGGCGCAAACCAACTTACGGGCACAATCTCAATTAAGTCCTTTGAAGGCAACGACTCAAAAGGTCAGATGCGTGACGAAAACGGCAACATCACCGAAGCGGGTCGTTCACTTCTCGCACGCTTCATGGCAAGCAACATGCAACGCAATAAGCCACAAGAAGAACGAGACGATGAATACGATGATGACGCCGTAGATGCGCCAATGCCATCGCGTAGTCGTCAGGAGAACCTGCCATACGCACTCGCCAAGAAGTTTGGTGGAGCCGTTAAAATAAGGGAATCAGACGCAAATAGCGTGATTTTTGACCACCGTGTAGAGGGTCAAGGCATCATGACGATGCGTGTTTCCTACCATTTTGATAACAATCAATTCATGTTTGGTGACGCAACACGAGTAAAGCCACAAACCGTTTATGTCAACGCAGATTCAGACAATGTTCCTAGCGGTTCAGACGCTGAGCGACGCTACGAAGACCGTTACCGCCTTGACGCTGACCCACAAGTCCCCATGGGTGTTAAGCCAAAATCACCAGAAAAAGCAGACCCTCTTGGTGGAATCATTCCGCAAGAAATCGTCACTGCGCGAACCCGTGGATACGGACCTCGCCGTGGGAACCTTGAACAACTCCTTCGTTACTGGCGTCCAATTATGCGTAAACCCGGCGGATTCCGCCGTTGTCGCGTAATTCTTGCCAACCACCCTGAACTTTACCCGTTGAACAACATCTGCGCATGGTTGCATCACGAAACCACTGGTCTCTGGCCGAACGAAGGTTGCCATCACCCCGGCATGAAGAACTGCCGTGGAAAACTACGCAAACGGAATTGGGATGACAACGAATTCAATAACCGTCTTCGTGGAGTCCTAAAACCCGGCAAGTCGCTTGAAACCATGACCGAAGACGAAATCAAGTCCGTCTTTGACTTCCTTGAATCGGAAGAAAAGGGCTACGAAATGATGGAGGCTATGGCTAGTCGCTTGGCTGAATCAGACGAGACAGAAGAGACTATGAAGATGGAAGATGTTGAGTTTGAAAATGATGATGAAGCAGACGAAAAGGCATATGAGGCTTTGAAGCAATTCATGAATGCTGAGCCTGACTTCATTAACTACATGGCTGACAAAGACAACTGGGTCATGGAAGGCGATGACGACAATGGCGGAGTCATGGAAATGCCTTACTACAAAGGTTCTGACGACGATGATGACTGCGGTTGTGGTGGCGGAGATAAAAATCCAAAGCAGATGATTGGCATGTTAATGGCTGCGATTTCAGAGTTGATGGGCAAAGATGCTGACGAAGACATTGAGGTCAAGGCTGGTCGTGTTATCAATTCACGAAACATGCTCAAACTGCAAAATGCTTTCAATCTTTTGCAGGAAGTCCTTAGTGCTGGTGGTATTGCAACCGACATGCAAGCAAAATCATTTGGTTACACCGAGGATGAGACTATGACCATCTCCTCAGACAAGCGTTCACTTTACGAATTGAAAGACCTTCTTGATCCAGTTTTGGATTACTACCAAATCAAATCAGAAGTTACCGAAGACGGAGTCAAGGTTGATTTGACCGACCTTGAAGATGACGCCTTTGACGCTCTCGTTAATGTGATGGATGTTCTGTAAATAAAAAAAATGCTTCACAGAATCTGTGTTGCATTTGAAACAAAAACAAAACACTATTATGAGTTATACTTCAATAACAGGTTTACCACAAAAAACAGCAAAGTATCAGTGTGTGATGTCTGGCGAAAAACGTCTGACACCATGCTCTGTTTGCTCTAATCCATCAAGGTGCATTGCAAAAACGATGCACTACAAGGAGTCCACAGACATGGAAAATAAGACACCAATAGTAAAACTTCTTGCTGACGGCGGAATCGAATGCGCCAAAGGTTTAGAGTTGAAGGATTGTGGCTACAAGCCCGGTGCGAAAGTTTGCGGCAAGTGCGGAGCAAAGGCTGTCACACAGACAGAACAAGCCGTTCCCGCCGATATGGCACCAGAAGCATCTACTCCCGTTCGTGGAGAAAAGAGCGAGTGGGTGACTGCATCTGAAGAAAAAATGATGAACAGTGGCATGGCTGTGCCAATGGCTCCGTCAAAGAAAAAGAAAAAGCCAATGATGGCTGTCCTTGACGAAGAAAAGATGTACGGCGAAGACGATATGCCAATGGATGAGGCAAAGAAAAAGCGCATGATGGATTTCATGGAGCAAGAAAAGATGTACGACGAAGAAGAAAAAGGTATGCATGGTGACGGTGAAATGTCCATGGATGCACTGATGAAAAAGAAAAAGCGCATGATGGCTTTTCTTGAAGACGAAAAAATGTACGGCGAAGACGACGAAGACGACGATATGCCGGACGACTTGGACGACGAAGAAGAAAAGATGTACGGCGAAATCGAGAAAATGATGGAGCAACGCAAGAAGGCTCGCGCCAAGCGCATGGAGACCATGGGCGTAAAGTCAGCAGACTACGATGACCTTGCTTTCGTTTGCGCAATTGAGCGGAAAGTCTATGCAGGTGGTTCGCAAATCTGTGCATCATGCCCAGGTGGATGTGAACAGCAAGACACAATGCCAAGCCTTCTTGAAGTTGAGGGCATGGCTGAAACCATGTTCGCAGGAAAAGTTTTGGACTCTGGTTACGCAGACGAAGTTGACATTTTTGTTGTTGATGTTCAACGCAAAGATGGAAAGCCAGTTGAGGCTTACTTTGATGGAACAAGTGGAGAATGCATGGGTTGGCACCTCCTTAACGAGGACTTAATCGGTGAAGTAGCAACAATCCCGGGTCAGAAAGTTATTTCTTTCAGCGAAGCATCTGCTATTGCAACAAAGTCAATTGAGGGAGATGTTGTCTCCGTTGATGCAGACATGTTTGACGGATACGACGCATACGCTGTTGAAATTGAAGGCATTGATGGCAAGTCATACGATGTCTATGTTGGTGTAGATGGCGAAATCCTTGGATACGACGAATATGACGCTGACGAAGCATCGGACATTGATGAAGAGATTGCTGATATTGCACTCAAGGCAATGTATAGCGAAGAAGAGCGTATGGAAATGGCTAAGGGCGGAATGGCTCTCAGCGATGGTTCTTTCCCAATCAAAGATGAAGAAGACTTGAAGAACGCCATCATGGCTTATGGTCGTGCATCAGATAAAGCAAAAGCAAAAATGCACATCATGAAGCGTGCAAAAGAACTTGACCGCGAAGACATGATTCCAGAATCTTGGTCTTCGGAAGAAAAAGTTCTTGTTGATGACGAAGCAAAGCAGTTCCTTAGTAACTTGATGGAACTTGAAATGCTTCAGATTGAAACAGGCTTTGGCGAAGTTTAATGAAAAAAGAACGTCAGCCCCTTGATTCGGGTTTTATGCCTCCGGTGCAAACACCGCAGGTTGAAACACAAGTAGTTGAAACTTCACCTGCTCCTGAAGAGGTTGTTGAAGAAATTCTTGAAGAGGTCGTCGTACAGGAAGATTTGCCTGTTGAAGTTAAGTCGGAAGAAAAAGCACAACCTAAGAAGGCTTCTAAAAAACAAGATGAAGACGATGAAGATGTGGTTCAACTTTCGACAATCAACCAATCGTCTGAATCAATTAGAGAGTAATTGGAGGAGACGATGATTAGGTCGTCTCGTGCTTTTGACGCAAACGAGAGAGTTTTCGAGTATCTAAACTCAATTTCGGTTGTTCAAGAAAATGTTCTACTGTTTAAGGGTTTTCTTGGACCGACCATCAAGGACAATGATGGTTTGCAAACAGTTGGAATGCGTGCCGCTCGTGCCGCTGGTGTCATCGTTGACTCACTAGGGAAACTTCGTTGTCCACCGGGCACGCCTAATGCCAATCAATTTACTGACATGCAAATGTCGAACTGCATGGTTCCTAGCGCGGAGACATTGGCTCAGCAGGCAGTTGATGCGTCTGAGAAATTGGCTGACCGTGCATCGGATGGTTTTAAACGCGGAAAAGCAACCAAGACCGTAAAAGCCAAGGACTTGAAAACAAATCCAGATATTGGTTTCCATGATGAGGAAGGTTTCACTGCGCAGAAGCGCGTACCGAAAGGTAATGGAGTTTTCTCTCCTATTACTGGCGAACGTAAATTCTTATTAGAGTTAAAAGATTCTGTTTCCCATGTTGCAGAGGGCGGAGCATTAACAGACATACCAGACGAGCATCTCATTGAAGCGATTTTGGCAAATATAGATATACCGAATTCTGCTGAAAAGTTAGCGATTGAGGAAGTCTTCAAAAATACTGGCGTTCGTATGACTGGTGGTGAGACTAAACGGTTTGAGAAACTAGGTGAAGGTGGCGGAATCAATGGCATGACCCGACTCAGAGACACCAAGACTGGTGCTTTGTTAGGAATAAAATACCAGAACGGCAAAGGCTCTTTTCACGGGGACGAAGCATATAACGAAATAGTCGCAGAAATTTTTGGCAATCATCTTGGCTACGAACCCATGCCAATGAGATTCACTTATGGGGTAGAGGAAACACTTGGCGATACTGGTATTAAGATTAATAAAGGTCATTCGTTGGTATCTGAACTTGCTCACAATAGGTACGAAGGCGACATTTCCTCTGGTGCGGTATCGGGAGATGGAGAGTCAACATCTATAAACAGTGAAGAGATAGTTAGGTTGGCTTTTTTTGACTCTATTTTGCAGAACAATGACAGACATGAAGCGAACATGCTTCTTGCTACGGACGAAGCAGGAAAAAATTCAGCCTTGATTCCGATTGACCAGTCACTAGCATTTCCGCCGGGAATGGGTGCTGACGAAGAGTACAAATATTGGGTAAAACCCGTTGGCGGAGTTATGGCAGTTCGTTTAGAACTGGAAGCCGAAAAACTCAATACCCTTGAAGGTCGTAAGCAAGTAGTCCTCGAAATTGAAAAGATTCAGGAAGAATTGCGAGCGATAGACAGAGAAAAATTGCTTACTCAGATAAAGGAAGCACGAACGCATCTTGGACAACTTGGCGGTTCTCTTGAATCAGGGCGCGAAGCCGCAATACAAGACGCCATAAAACGAATAGATATATTACAAAATGCCAATCCAGAAGAACTAATGAGGGCGATGATGTCAAGGTTCCGAGAGCCAAAACCGCTAAATCCAGAGTCCCTGATTGAATGGGGTAAAAGAAATGGTGTAGATAAATATGAAGCGATGGTTGATTTCTAATGGCTTCCTACGCACTAATCACTGGCGATGAATACACAAAATTTGAACCCATCGCATTTGTCCATAATGAAGAAAAATATGAAGTTATTTGTCAATCATTTGACAGACAAAAGTCTTGGTACACATACTTTGACGCAAACAAAAATCTGCCCTTTGAGAACTTCCTGACTCGCTTTTCTTACCAAAATGTCAAGACTGGTGAAGTGACGCCTGAAATAGAAAATGTCCTGAATGGGCTTCGCGTCAAGTTTGCCAATGAGCAAATTGTGGAGATGGAAAAGAAACCAGCCGAAGGGGAAGACCTTTGAGATACGGATTGGTCGCACCAAGCACGAGCATTTCCAAAACCTCTTACTTCACCTCAAGGAGTCAAGAAGTGACATTTTCAGGGAGGGATAGCCTTCAAAACGCCACCCCTAAAATGTCCTATTATAGTATTAGTACCAATATTTTAGATACAGACAATATTGAACTTTTACGTGTGCTAGCAAAAAAATGGAAAGCCACTTTGCCAGCGGAAATCGCTGAACCAGAACAACCGAAAGAACCAACAAAAGATGAGTGAATCATTTAACCAAAATTTTGATATTTTTGCTCGGCGTTTTCGTGTTGCTTTGCGTGAAAAAACACTAATGAAGCGCACTAATCTCGTGCTTGACCAAGAAATTTACTTCAATCCTGAACAATCTAGACAGAATTTTATTTTTAAGAGTGGCTCCGATATTAGGAAAGTCCCACTTAATGGAAACAGGGAACTTTTGAATTTTAAGGCGACCCTTTATCTAAAAACACGAGTTTCTCGCCTTGGTGCAGAGACTTTCGTTGGTGATGAAACAAAGCGTGGCGGTCTTGGAAAATGGTTTGATGAAGAATGGGTTGACATCTCTCGTCCAAAAAAGGGTGGCGGTTTTGAGCCATGCGGACGGGGAGATGCTGATTCAGGAAAATACCCCAAGTGTGTAAAGAAATCCATAGCGATGCGTATGACTGCTGAGGAAATTAATTCTGCCGTACGGAGAAAGCGTCGCGCTGAAACTTCGGAAGTTCGTGACGGAAACAAGCCTATAAATGTGACCACATTTAAGAGCGAGAATGTTCCTACGGATCCAGAACTTTATGCCCGTATCAAAAATGAGGCGAAAAAGAAGTTTAATGTTTACCCATCTGCGTATGCCAATGCTTGGCTTGTTCGTGAATACAAAAAACGAGGCGGTGGCTACCGTGTTGAAAAAAACGACGAAGAAGATGTTGAAGTAAAAGCAGGATTAGTTGGGTCAAGCAACCCTGCTGGTCGTGCATTGCAGGCGGTTGGTTCGGCTATAACGCCGGGCAATGTTTCAAGTATTACATCGCCTATTCGTTCTCGTGTGTATGGCGCTCTTGTTCCCGGCGGTGGCGGTGGTGCTTTAAGCCGACTGAAGCCAAACCGAAATAGGCAGGCACGGTGCCCTGCTGGATTTGAATATGGTGGAAGGTTCACCGACAACCGCTTCTCAACCTGTGGTGCTCAACTCTTTGAAATACCCGGACCTTTGGCACTTCTCGGACGAGCAGTTCGTGGAGCAATGAACCTTGGTAACGCACGAGCCGAAAACCTTTCAGAAGTTCTAGAAGGAAACCCGAGCAACGCTAGAACTATCCAAATCCAACGAATGGCTCAAATCCCTAGAACGGGTGCTTTCAATAAGAGCAAGTTTGATACTGCTGTCAAGGATTCAATCTCGCTCCTGAAAGGTGCACCACGCGGTGAAGGCAGAATGATTCGTAGGGACGGAGTAATCCTGCGTCCTGTTGTCTCGTCTTCCGTTCTTCGGTCGTTCAGCGAAAACCCTGACATGGTTGAAGGCGCAATGATACGAGCAATTCAATTGCCTGAAGACATTACATCAGACGATTTAGCACTACTTGGTGGACCATCTATGAGCAAAATTGCTTTCGTGGCACCGAATGGTGTTGTTGTCAGTCTTGAACGGTCACGAGCATTCACCGTCGGCGAGAAGCGAAAATTCCCACGCATGATTAACGCTCTTGCTGAATCAAGCACAAAAGACAACATCATAAAAAACATTGAGGATTTCGCTACCAACTCTGATGGTGCGTTTAAGTACTCAACACAGTTTGGTGGTATTCCTGAAGCGCTTGAGATGGTGACATACACGGGTGTTGATGGTGTTGAGAGAACAGCGCCTCGCTGGATTTATGAAACCTTTATCAAGAAGAATTTGAAATAATATATTTACAAATGCTCTGAAATTCCATGTCCTTATTAGTGATACCATTTTCATATAGCAATATCGCCGTTGGCAAAGGCGGAGAACAGAAGTCTTCTTCGTATTCCTTGGAAAGCACCCAATGAAATCAGTTTTCATTATAAAAAATCGCGACAACACGCCTTTCATGGTGGTCTCAACGACCCCTGAAGGAACAAAATTTCAACCGATGACAGAATCGGCTAAGGAAATCGCTGTATTTTTACGTCAAGAATACTCTAAAACTAAAATAACAAGAGCCGAACTAGAGCAGACAATGGACTCTTCAAAAATAATTGAAGGTCCTAGTCCTGACAGTTCAGTGACATCCAAGAAAGTTGCTCTTCTTAATGGTGAGCCACAATATTCTCAGGAATTAGTAACTCTGCCTGTTCTTTCAATTTCAGAAGTTCTTCTCTCGGAATTCTCTAATGCTGAATATAGGAATGTTTTAACTTTCAAGGCGGCTTCTTTCATATCAGACCAAACACGGTCTTCAGCAAACTTTGAAGTCAAAGCAGTTCGCGCAGTTTGGGATCCGAGCCTTTCCATTCCCGGCACAAATCGCCGTGGTGGGTTTCGTTGTCCTGTAGGAACTCGTTATGGCGGACAAATCACAGATAGGTTTGGTCGCTCGTGCGGATGGGGTGTTGCTCGGCGTATTGCTAACCAAATTGCAGATATTGGTGAGCGTCTAGAACAACGAGATGACGACAAGCGTAAGCGTCGTCTTGACCGTCGTAACGCAAGAATGATTGCGCGTCTACAGGGTGGACAACGAACTGGTCGTATTGAAGGCGGCTTGAGAGATATTGCTCAAAGACTTGACGGTGATGGAAATGCACCAAGAGCACCACGCCCACAGAGAGAAATAGATCCTGTTCGTGAAGCAAATCGTCAAGAAGCATTAGCAGAATTACGCAGAGTTCGCGATGAAGTAATTATGCCAAGAGTCCCAAGACGAAGGGGACGGCAAGCACCAAGAGACGAAGAAGTAGAAACACCATCTGCACGCCCACCTCGTAATAGACGCCGTGATGTTATTCCTGAAACAGCACCAAAACCAAAGCCAAAGCCGAAACCAACACCAAAACCCGCACCACAAGGACAGCGACGCCCACAGCCTCGCCCACGAGTCGCCCCACAACCAGAAAATGTTGATGTACTAACAGCACGAGAGGCTTCTGATGCAGGTGAGTCTGAAGCATTCCAGCCGTATGTCCTTCGTAAGTACAACGAGTATGCACAGCGTGTCCGTGAAATTCGTGAAGGTGGTGGCAATGCAGGAATGTTGACACGACGCGAATGGTACGCGATAAATAAAGATAACTTGCGTGATGCTTGGAAAGATGTTCACGGTCGTAGTGCACCGCAAGACTTTGAACCACCAGCACCAAGGCGTCCACAAAACAATCGTCGTCGTCGTCGCGCCGCTACAGCAGTTGATGCGGGTCGTAGCGCATCCCGTAAACCAACACCTGATGATGTTCCCGAGCCAGCACCAGCACGACCAGTAAGAGCAGCACGAAAGCCATTCAACGCCCCCGGTCAGCGTGGGCAAGTTAGTTTGCTAGATGCATTACGGAAACGCAACGAGATGCGACGAGGTGCTGCGCAAGATGAAGACTTGAAGATAGTTCTTTATAACGGGAAGCATTATGTTGTAAAAAAAGCAGAAATAGACAGGGCTAATGCAAATGGTGCAAATATCAGAGCCCTGCCTGAGCCTCCACAACCACCTCCTGCTAGACCAGCAGTGGTTCAGCCAATCACTCCACCTCCTGCGGTCGGTCCGACAAACTTGCCTCCCGTTACTCCGCCCGCTCCCCCTGCTCCACCAAGAGCACCACGACCACAGGTACCAATGCAACAAGCAGACGGCTCGCCCTTACGACCATTCACTCGTAAGGAAAATGCTCATGGAGTCCTTCCTATTGAGCGAGGAAATGGCGGTCTTGGCAAATGGGTGGACAAAGAAGACAAATCAATAGATACACAACAAAAAGCGATTGACCATGTTAAAAACGGCGGGGATTTTGAGAAAGTTCCGGCGGAATTTATGTTTGAGGCTCTGTTTCAAAACGCATCAGCGGACGAAACAGACTTAAATGCTAGGTTCAGAAGAATAACCCCCAGCGGCGGAGCAATTGGGTTTACTCAACTATTTTTCTTGCGTGGAAAAGATGGGAAAAAGACCAACCAAGGTTGGGTTTTAAAAGCCGCTGAAGATAAAGACAACGTTGGGGAATTGGTTGGGTGGAACTATCTTGCTGAGGTGGGCATCATTGGTGATGGTGCAATCGCTGATGGCAGGCTTCAGCCAACGCCTCAACTCGTACGAGACCTTGGACAATATGGAGCCCGTGCGAATCGAAATGCAGGGGCACAGTTTATTGTTACACCAATGGCTTTCAATGATGTTCCCAATGACCATGAAGTAGGTCCTGATGGAGGGCGCCCAAATACCGACTTTGTAAAATCACAACTACAACAAGCACCGGACAGGGGTCTACCCATGAGAATGGCTAACCTTTGGTCTAACTTTATTCTTGGTGTGTCCGATAGGCATTCAGGTAACGGAATCGGTCGAATAGTGACTGCGCCGGATGGAACAAAGAAAGCACTAGCCGTTCCACTTGACCTCGCTCGTGCTGGTTGGTCTCATAATCGTGGTTTTTCGGACTATGTAAATGAATTCTTCATGGATCGAAACTTGATGCGTGAGGCATCACAAGAATTGCAACAAATAGGTAATGCTGCTATCCGCAAGCAAACATATGAAGCAATGTTACAAACATTTGATGAAATTGTTAACAAAACAGAGAGAGTTCTCAGCGTTGGGAAAACTGAATTCGTTGCGGATGCATTGAAAAATCAGGAAAGGACTCCTGCGAATGTTAGGCGAGCAGGAGCATTATATGATGGAATGCAAGACCACTTAACCAAACTACGGAGGAAACGAAGCACAGTTGTCGGATTCCTCCCTGTCGACCAGAGGTAAATTATGAAAGAGTTCGCAATAGGGGAATTTAGGGATTTCTACACCGATAAAAAACATAGTTCTTTTGCTGTAAAAAACATTGATGGGGTAGTTGAAATGAGGGGCTCCGATATGGACGCAGTGAACGCGCTTTTTGACATTTTGTCAGCATCTAGTGGTAGAAAAGAAATCCCTGACCCCAAAAGCGGAGTTGAAAGAATCTTGAGCAAAATTCTAGGAATATCTTCTCGTTTCAGTTCTGACGGTCAAGTAACGGAAGAACTATACAACGAAGCAGTTAAGTCGCTTCCAAATAAGAAAAGTTTCACGGCGTAAATAATGCTTAACAATACTGTTGACTTCAAAGCAAAATCTTTCCTTAGCGAACAGAACACGTCAACTATGGCTTATGAAGTAAAGGCTGTTCGTGCTATCTGGGATCCGAGTCTGTCTATTCCGGGAACGAACCGTCGCGGTGGTTTTCGCTGTCCAGTGGGGACACGATACGGTGGACAAATCACTGACAGGTTTGGGCGTTCATGCGGTTGGGGCGTAGCACGCCGAATCGCAAACCAAATTGCCGACATTGGCGAAAGAATGGAAAACATTGACGACGCTCGTAGAGGTCGTCGTATTGCTCGCCGTGAGCGCAGAATTCTTCAACGCTTAAATCCTGAAGGTGGTGGCGCTGGTCGTCTTGAAAGAGGTTTGCGTGGCGTAGCAGAAAGACTAGATGGCGGAGATGTTCCGTCTCCTGCTCCTCGCGGTGGAAGGCGTCGCACTGTTACGCCTCGTCCACCATCTGTTGATGCACCTGAGGCTGTTTCAACACCTGAAGCGCCTCGTGCTCCACGCAGACGGCGTGCACCAAACCTTCGTGACTCTGAGCAACGACGCATGGATAGAGAGATTGAACAGCCGGGTGCGCCACGCACAGGTGAAGCGCCCGCTCGTCCAAGACGACCCGTCAAACCGCGTGGTGAAGGAAACCTGCGTGATTCTGAACAACGACGGATGGATAGGGAAATCAACGAACCCGGTGCACCACGCACAGGCGAAGCACCCGCTCGTCGTCGTCGCCGTGCAGTTGTAGAAACAGCAAAACCACCTAAACCGCAACAAGAAGAAGCAAAGAAGCCAAAACCTATTGTTGAGCCAAAAGTTGTTAAACCACGCCGACCTAAACCAAAGGATGTCATAGAGAGCGAGCCAGATGAACGCTCAGAAAGAAATGTTAGAAATCGTTTTCGTCGACGAGGCTTACCTAACGATGCATATTGGAGAAATCCAGACTATGCGGGTGAAGACAAAAATGAATTAGAGAGACGATTCGGGCGCTACTACTCTGAGGACAACAGACGAAACGCACGCGGCAATTTAGTAAATGAAAGAATCGCAAGAGGCGAGGGTGATGCAAACCGTATTGCCGCAGACATCATAAGAGCCTTCGGTGAGAACAATCTTCCCCTTAGGCAAGTTGAATTTGATGATATTGCAGGTCCGGGAAATAGCGATAACGCGGCTCGTTCAGTAGAAGTACGGGCAGAAGCGGCTCGTCAGGCTGACGCTATTTTGGCTGATGCTGATAGGGAGCGTGCTCTTGAGGGTGGCAATCCTGACGCTTTCCTTGATGCATTCTTGCCTCAAGATGTGAGAAGACTTTCAATAGATGAAGAAAGAGCATTTAGGGTTCAGTGGAGAAATGAGGATGATGCAATTGAGGATGTCCTACAAAACTTTGAAAGACGAATTCTTGACGATGAATTTGGTGACCCCGACGATTTGCGTGAACGCATAGCCATAAACAATTCGGAAATAAGAGCAGCGAACCAGTTTATTGAGAACAACATTAATATATTAAGACAAAATGGCGCGGGAGAAATTAGGATAAGTGCACTTAATCGAATTGCTATCAATGCGCAAGATAGACGTCGCAGGGAACTTGAAAACAAGAAATTCCAAGAAGCAATAGACATTGCTGAAGGAAAGTCAAAAACTCCAAAAACTCCCAAACCCAAAGTGGTTAAAAAACGCGCAATCAACCTTAATGACGCACTGCGAGACGATACTTTCGTTGAGCGTATAAACAGAGATGTTTTGGGTAAACGCTTAGAGATTTTGAATGACCCAAAAAACTTTACTGGCGCTAATGACCGTGATGCTGAAGCAAAAAAACGAACTGCTTTGCGTATCGCGGAAACAAATATCCTTGGGCTTAATGCTCGTCTTGAACGCATTCAACAAGCACAAGACAGGGGCGATATAAGTCCTCTTGATGTTGTGCGTGGTGCCGATAGGGAAATGAATGTACGCGAACTGAAGGAAGAAATTGAATCAGTCATTGAAGCATGGGGTGATGTTGTAAAACATAACAAACCACCTTCTGCGGACAAGCCTGAAGTCGTGCCTGATGCAAAACCTGATGTTCCTGCTAAACCAAAAACACCAGATGCACCTAAAGCACTCAAATTTGAACCACAAGTAGCGGATGTAGCAAAATTTACACCTGAAAACGAAGCATTGGTAGAGCGCATGCTCACCGAAATTTTGACCCCTGAACAAAGGGCACAATTTGGCTTACATGTAGATGCTTACTCATTTAATGAAAATGATGGACGACAGGCTGCTGTAAGAGATTTCAACTACGCGCTACTCGCAGAAGTTGAAAGGTACGCACAGAACCCACAACAGTACGGTGATGTACAAAATAGGCTGTTAGCAATTCAGGGACAATTCTTGGAAAGAATAGGTGCGAATGGAAACTTACGCACCAAACAACAAATAGAAGCAAGACTTGTTGAACTAAGAGAAAAACAGCGCGAAAACTGGAATTTACTTGCGAATCCTCGTGGTGCAAACGAT